ACTACCCTTACCAAGTCGTTCAATAATCGGTTTCAGAATATGACGGTCTTGTAGACTCATTCGCGACACATCAAAGCCAAAATGAATCGCTGAAGTCTCAAATGGAATAAAATCCTTCGTGTTGACGGCTTCTTCATCCTCACCTGGTGCAGAATCATCTTCACGTGGTTTCTCTAGACTCCAGAGTTTCGTTGTGATTTTAAGTGCAACCCCACGTGCTTCTGCACTTTTCTGTAACTGTGCATGGATTGCATGTCGTTTGCCTGAACCAGGTGGTCCTCTCCAACAATAGTGATTTGACCCTTGCATCCCTCTAGGTCTAAACTCGTGAAGCCTTTACACCCAGAATGTTGCCGCTCGAATGGTGTGTGCCTCTACAAAAGTTAGAAACGAGCAAAGTCGTTTTAGGCAACCTAATGACACGATTGAATCGTGAAAAGAAACCAATGGCACAGATTGCCTACAATGATACATATATGAGAATGCCTGTTCTCACATTGCTCTTACCCCATGGATGCGTGGAAAACTATAATCCTGCAAGTGGGCGACTTGATCTATATGCGGATCAACAGGGCTTTTATACGAAGATCCAGGCACTGCAAACAACGTTATTGAACTCTGTTTTCGCCAACCAACAACAATGGTTTGGAGGAAACATTTTTTCACAGGATGAGATTCATCGCTTATTCCAGCCGATTCTGAACGGAACTGTTCTTCAGTTATATTGTCCATCAACACCTCAAGAAAAACGGAAAGGAATGGGTGGAATCCGTATTTGGAAGGATGGTGTCTGGGAGGAGGGTGTACAACCGGGACTTTTTACTCGAGGTCAACGGATTCGCGTTGTCTTACAGATTCAGGGTATTTCCTTACAAGTCGGAGCCTCAGATGGAAACTGGACAGGTCGTTCTCGTCTCCAACATAGGATTTTAGGAATCATCATTCAGAGTCCCAAATGCCTTATACAATCCTCTGAAGAACAGAGCCCCCTAGTGAAATAAGTGAAATCTCCATGTTGGCAAATAACATTAAGAGAACAATGGGAACAAACATATCAGGCTTTGAACGAATGTATAAATATGTGAATATTGCCAAGGTGAGCACAATCGCAACTGTCACACCCATGATGATTCCCATTTTCTTTTGGACTTCATCCAGATTGTTCTTATCACCAATCATTTGACCTGAAATCACAGTAACTGCGAGTAGCATTCCAAAACAGAGAACCAGAAGGACCGTTTGTAAATTAAATAAACTAGATACAGACGATACGACGCCTTTTGGAACTGCTGGGGCTGCGGCGGCGGGAGAACTCATTTCTACTACTATGTCCCTGTTTTCAAAGGCGCAGTACTAATCGGGATACTCGGTACAAATGGTGTAATCTGAACATTTGGTAATGAAAAGAGAACAAACATGATGAAGATTAAGACACTGATTACCAAGGGTGTAAATACATATCTCCAGAAACGAACTAAACTATATTTGTCCGCCATACTACTTACCAATGAACCTTTTTATAGAGTAAGAGCAGATGGCGACTCGGCGGATTACACGTAAAAAACAATCAAAGGTAAAACAGCAAAGTAAAAACCTCTTTGCGCCGGGGCCATGTCAATGCAGACCTCGTGTAGGATCTGTGCGTCCGGTCCATGGATGTTTACCCGAGGCCGAACTTCGAATGATCGGAGAACGCCATCTGCAGATTGGTGGTGCAGTCAGTGCCAAGACTCTTCGTACCCAGATCTCAAAGAAACTCGGTGTGAAGGAAACGGATGAATATTCCTTCGTGCAGGCTGCACCCATCCCTCAAAAAGAGAAGGATCGTCTTCAAAAAGAGTATTTGCGTCCTCCTCAACCTGCCGATTGGAAATCAGATCCCGATAAGTGGCTTGATAGTAATAATATTATGGACGTCATGAAACAGTATGAAGAAGATTTATCCGATTTTCAGTTTCTTGGGCCATATCCGATTGATTTTGCGGCCCCTGATCCGTATGGGGCTGATAAGAAGAAATGTCTGATTAGTGAAATCTGTAAGATTGATATTCCTGGACTCCGCTCACGTGGCATTCATCGTATCGGCATTGTCTACAATCTTGATCCTCACAATAAGGGCGGTAGTCATTGGATTGCGTCCTTTATTGACCTCAAAAAGAATCATTGCTACTATTTTGATTCGTATGGAATGAAGGTTCCCGATCAAATTGCGAAGTTCATGCAATGGTTGACGTTGCAAGAACCGAAGATGAAGTTATTCTATAATGCACGTCGCTTTCAGTTCAGCGGATCGGAATGTGGAATGTACAGTATGTATTTCATTATTCGTATGCTGATAGGCGAGGCCTTTCAACCGTTTTGTCGTCGTGCTCCTCGCGACGGTCTCATGTTATCTCTTCGGAGTTGGTTATTTAGCACATAATTTAACATGTAGTATTATAGAATGTCGGGTACCCTTGGTCTTGGTACAGGAACGGCTCCTAATGCCGCGTCACAGGGAATGAGTAATGCCCTTAATGCAGAGAGATTTGCTGCGGCACTTGAGGAAGAAGCAAGAGAACAGAACGCTGCGCGCGCTGCACTGGCAGCCGCTGAAGCGCGCCTCGCCGCCGCTGTCGCCAGGGCAGAACAACTTAGGAGCGAGAGGTTTGTAGCAGCGGTTGAAGAAGAAGCAGAAAGAAGGAATGATGCTGCTTCTGAAAACGGTGGTCGCCGCCGCAAACAAACACGTCGTAGACGTGCTAAGCGGGCAGTCGGCAAAAGTAGAAAAGGCCGCAAAAACTAAAACTTGGCTCCGATCAAAGTAAAATAAAAGTCCCCCCGTTGGCTTAAATCTTAATTCGTAAGGCGATATAGATATGTCAAAGCAGACTCAGATACGTGAAAACTTTTTTGCAGAAAAAAATGAGCAAATGCTGGATCGTCTCTTATATGACGATATTCAGCGTCGTACGGGTGCTCCTCTTGATGAGAAGCAGAAGTTACGCCTTGTGAAAACAGTGAAGCACTATATGAGCGAAGTTTATCGTGTCAATGCGAATCAACCCATACAGTTTCTGAACAAGGAAGTTTTGACGGCAACGGTTCCCGATTATATGGCCTACATTCGTCGTAAGGTGGAGGAGGAACAGTCTGAGCAGACGGAAGTGGAGATTGTGAACAGCACAAGCGATCCCCTCCGGACTGATACGGGTACACGATTCGCCTTGATGCAGGACAGTCGCAACGAAGGAAAGGCGAAGCCTCCTGCACCGCCAGATTTCCGCATTCCTCTAGATTCTGAAGACAAGACTGCAGTTGATCTCTTTGAACAGGTCAAGAAGGTCCGTGAAGCAGAGGCTGCTCGCGTAGAGGCCGCGCGCCCATTGGTTGCTGCGCAGCCACAGGCGATGAGCATGGAGTCTGGTTTAGTGGAACGACCTCGGCCTATGGCCATGGAGGCCGGTGCTGCCCCTCGCCCTCGTATCCTTGAGAATCAGATTCCTGAGATAAATGTTCCTCCGGATATGAGAAAACTTCTCTTTGGTTCTGACACATATCGTCAGGAACGGAGCGGACTCGCACAGGCAAATCCGACGATCGCTGTTCCTATGGCGCGGAACCAGCAGCCCGTGTTGCAACAAGATTTCATCCAGAAGCAGGACGATATAGTCAACTATAAGGAAAATGAGTTCAATCTCTTCTGCTACAGTGCAGATCGTGATTGGACCGTGGCGACTGGCGAGAATCGCTACAACTTCAGTGTCAGTTTCAATCCTGGAAATGTCATTGGAAACAACAGCCTCCGTCCCAACACGTCTACGCAGGTTAAGTTCCGTAATATCGTGCGCATTGAACTCGTGAAGGCTCTCATTCCTGTAGAGGGTATTGATACTCTCGTAGATAAAGTGACTGACAACGTAACCTATCAGACGAACGTAAATACAAATGCACTCTCCTTTCCGTATCTGATGGTTCGCGTACCTGAACTTGAGACGAATAACGTGGGAACCAGTTCATATATTGATAATGCGTTTGGTCTCATTCAGTATGATGCGAACTGGATCACAGATAATACGAACGTGACGCAGCGTGGTGGATTTCTCGGAATGATTCCGAAGTTCATGAAATGCCAGAAGATCTACTATCCGACACCTCTTGCGACTCTGCAACGTCTGACGATTCAGTTACAGCGTCCTGACGGAACTCTGTTGAGTGCCGTACCTGATACGCTTTCCATCAGTGGATTTATTCTGTCAAATGCACTTCAGTTTGACACGACAACAACTTTATATACAAATACGGTGGATAAGCGCCACGATGGATCTAGTGATTACATCTGGATCCAAACATCAACGTATTTTAGCACCTTTATGTTTAATAAGGGTGATCGTATTCAACTCAAGAATCTTGCCTTTACTTCAGCCTTTACAGGGAATACAGCAGTTACGGCAGATTTTATTAACTTTTTGACGGATTCGGCTGGACTTCTCGTTGTGAATATTGGATACATCAATGGTGCAAATCTCACAACTGGGTACAATGCCGTTGGATATGCAAACTACATCATTGTAGAAGCCCGCCGTGGCGATCCTACAACTGGAACTATT